CCAGTTCTTACAACCAAGAAGATGGCTTGGAAAACTATGGTGACCGAGTTGTTATGGTTCCTACGTGGTGATACAAACATTAAATTCCTTATTGATAACGATTGTCATATTTGGGATGGTGATGCTTACCAAGCGTATCTCAAAGAATATGAAAAAGATACTTCTATTGGTGGTAATGTTTATTATACAGACCCACTTGCATACAAACCATACTTCCAACACGAATTCATCAACAAAATCAAAACAGATACGGAGTTTGCTGAGCGTTGGGGTGATTTAGGTCCTGTGTATGGTAAACAATGGAGAGATTGGACTAAATTTGAAGATGAAAGCATAGAGCATAATGAATGGTATAAATCATCTGAATCAATAGACCAAATCCAAAACTTAATCAACGACCTTAAAACAAATCCTGACTCAAGACGATTAATAGTTTCAGCTTGGAATCCAGGTGAATTAGACCAAATGATACTTCCACCTTGTCATTATGGATTTCAAGTTTATACAAGAGAGTTGAGTCACGATGAAAGATTTGAGATTTCCAAAAATTCAAATATTGGAGGTAGAGTATTGCAGAATCATATAACAGCAATAAACTTTAAACAATTTCATTTTGATGAAGCAAACATACCAACCAGAGCAATCTCACTGATGTGGAATCAACGTTCAGTAGATACATTCTTAGGTTTACCATTCAATATTGCATCTTACGGATTGTTATTAGAAATCATTGCTAAGGCAGTTAATATGGTTCCTGATGAATTGATTGGAAACTTGGGTGATACGCATTTGTATTTGAATCATATTGAACAAGCAAAAGAACAAATTGGGAGGGAATTAAGTGAATCTGAAAGGTATATAATGTTTGAAGATAAAGGATATGAGTTTAGAATGAATGATTGGACTCGTGAAGAACAATTTGATAAAGCTGGTATACCAAAACGAACAAGAGAACCATTTGAGTTACCAACATTAATAATATGTGGTGATATGACAAGACAAGATAGTTTTATAGTTCCATTTGATGAATTAGACTATAGTTTAATAAAACTAATAGACTACCAATCACACCCACCAATTAAAGCACCACTTTCAAATTAATTATGATACACCAAATAAAAACCTTTGATGATAATACCCTTGTGGAACTGAAAATTATTGATCACGGAACAGAATTTTATACTTCAAACGAACTTTCCGTTCTTAAACAAAAAATTACGGATGCAAACCGAGAACACGGTTTACAATTTGAGAATGACTTCTCATATTTAAATGGAATTAAAGAAGAAACAATAAACGATAAATTCACTGAAATAAGTGAAAAATGGGGATTAAAATATAAAAAACTATAATATGGAAAGAGACACATCGTGGGATGATCCACAATTATCAGATGGTGATATGCCAATCAGACAACAGAACGCACTTAAAAACACATTTCCTGACCTTGAAATTCAAAAGGAAGTTGAACCACAAACACAACTTGATGAACTAAACGACTATTTGAGGTTATTAGCGGATATGGATAATATTGGTATTAGAAGAAAGATTATTTTATTGGAGGGATATATGAATAAAGCTATAAGTCAATTAAAAAATAAATAAAATGAAACTAGGAGAATAATATGAAAAAACTATTCAAATTTTTAGGTTGGTTAGAACAACAAAGAATAAACGCGATGTCACAATCGGGTAGAGGATGGGGATAAAAAGAATCCACGTTAACCAACACCACGTAAGGTCCAATAAAACAAAGGACACAGATCTTCCTGTTATTACAATTAAAGAGGGTAAAACAAACACGTACTGTAATGAGGTAGAAATACTTGGACCGAGTAAGATAAAGTATTGTGGTAGTGGAGATAAAAAACCAATTCTTAGTTGTGGAGCAAGAGTGGTAATTGAAACAGAAAGTGAAATTAAAATAATAAGTTAATATGACAAAAGAAGATATTTTAAAATACGGAGAAATACAATACCTAAAGGGTAGATTGGATGAGTTGTTTAAATCATTTCCTGAGTTGATGGATGTGTACGGTAGTAGAAAACTTGATCAAAGAATTGAAAAGTACATTCAAAAATTAAAAACTGTTGACGAAGTTGCTTATTACTTATATGAAGTTGAGTTAAAGACTACAAGAAAGGCAAAAGAGAGATCGAAGAAAGACATTAAAGAATTGTTGGAAGAAGTATTAACCGATGTTTCAAACGAAGAAATATTAGAAAAAATTAAAAATCAAATTGATAAATATTAAATAAAAAAAATTATAAAATGTTTTACGCACAATTTTTTAAAGGAATCGGATTAGGAATATCCATAGGAGTAGATGAGGGATTTATAACAATAATGGGGGCATTCTTATGTATTCATTATTATGTTGAATTAAAATATAAATAAATGGAATTATTAAACACACACCCAATTAAAAAATCAGACTTAGGGTTTCACGGAAATCTTTTTGGGGGGAAATTACTCGCGTGGATTGACGCATCAGCAGCAGGGTACGCTATGCAACTTTGTGATACACCAAGAATGGTAACCATCTCAATTGATAAATGTAATTTTGAAAAACCCGCACGTGAAGGACAATTATTAAAAATATATGGTAAACCTACTGATGTGGGTAACAGTTCTGTTATGTTATATATGGAGGCAAGAGCTCATAATGTTTATACAGGTAAACAAGTTTTGGTTTTAAAAACACATATTAAATTTGTCCATATTGACGAAGAAGGACATCCAATCCCAATTGGAGAAAAAGGAAGAAAAAGAATTTTACAATTTATTGAGCAAAATCAAAAATAGTTTAGTATATTTGTAGTATGAAAAAACGTATCACATTTATTAGCGACACTCACAACAAACACGACAAGGTTAATGGGTTCTTGACTGGTGGAGATATTCTTGTCCACGCAGGAGACTTAACAGGACGTGGTTATATTACTGAGATTGAAAACTTTATGAAGTGGTATGATAATATCAACAACTATGACACTAAAGTTTTTATTGCAGGAAACCACGATTTTGGGTTTGAAAATGATAACGAAAAAGTTAAAGGATTACTTACCGGTTACAAAACTATAGAGTATCTTCAAGATGACTTACTGATGGTTGGTGAAGATTATGACACAATGATTAAAATTTGGGGTACGCCTTGGCAACCTGAGTTTCATAATTGGGCATTCAATCTTCCTCGTGGTGAGAAGTTAAAAGAGAAGTGGGATATGATTCCAGTAAACACTGACATTCTTATCACTCACGGACCACCATTTGGTAAATTGGATTACGTACCTTACGATAGTGTAAATGTTGGTTGTGAAGAACTAATGAAACGAGTTGAGGAAATAAAACCAAAAATTCACGTATTTGGACACATCCACGAAGGTTATGGTTATGTGTTTGATGGAAATACTCACTTTATCAACGCGGCGGTATTAAACGGACGATATGAGTTCCGAAACAAACCGATAACTGTTGATTGGGATCCAGAAACAAATGAGTTGGAATTTGTAGATAACGCTGATTAGTCGGCGTTATCTTCCATTACTTTTGAAGGTAACGGAGGGTTAAGTAAGAACTTATCATTTAACCAATGTCTTAATTCATTTTCAACAAAAAATTCAGGAACAGGTTCGTCATCAGGCATTTCACTTGCAATTTCTGCGATGTATCTTGCAAACTTAACTTTGTATTTATCATTTAACATTGTCATTAAACCATCTGAAATAAAGAATACTCTTGATAACGGATCCGACAATCCAAGTTCACCTTCAGATAAATTAAATGATTTTAAAACAACCCTACCCCACCAAGTTTTGTAGTTTTCGGTTTCCTCTAATGCGGGTCTTAATATTTTATTAACTGCTCTTATTGATGATGCGACAAACCCTGCGATTGCAAGTTGCGGTAAAAACCAAGGTAGTAATCTAAGTGTTGCTTTAAATCCACCTTCACCTACGTGTTGTAAAAGTCTATTACTTGTTGAGCTTTCAACTATTGCCTTTAATTGTCCAAAGGTTATTTGTCCTTGAGCACTACAAAACTTTTCTGAATCACAAATGTTTTTTACTGCATCCTCAGAAGGGTTTATGTCTTCATTAACGTTTCCTTTTATTTTGTTTTTAAGTTTACCAAAAACACTTTTAAGTGAATAGACAATCACGGCAAGTGTTGCTCCCGATAGTAACTTTTCTACGTTATCAGAACTAATATTATTATCTTTTATAACTTCATCAATAATTTTCATTGTTGGATTTAAAAGAAGTGTAAATCCTAAGATATCTAATAAAGAATATGTAACACCTACTAAATTTTTTGCTACAGCATTTATTACATCTTTAACATTTGTTACAAAATTGATAACTCCTTTTAGTGTTGGCATTAATCCCTTTTCTTTAACTTTTTCTAATAACGTTACACCTTCACTATCTTTTATAATAAGTGCAAATGACGTAATAATTAAAAGAATGATATCCCTTTCATCCATTGAAAATCCTGAACCTGAAAGTAATCTTTCAACAGGACCGATGAATGCACCAATACCAGTACCAAACGTAAATAAAATACCCGAATTGATTTTCAAATCATTTAATGTGTCCTTTAACGTACTCTCTACTAATATCTTTTTATACTGTTCTTCTGTAATTACTATTTTCATATTACCTATAAATAGTTTGATTAAATGAAAATGAAATTTTATATTTGTAATATGGAATTATCTAATAAAGTAAGGAAGTTAATATATAGTATGTTTGATACTATGGTAGAAGGGGTTGATAAGTATGAGACAAAATCATCAACTTGGTTAATATTCACAGATGAAAAAAAATGGGTTTTAGAATTTACAAAAGAAAACATTCTTTGGTTTAATTATAACACCTTTCAGTCAGAATTGGTTTTGGTTGGAATGGATTGCGTTGATTCAAAAGATGTTATTAAAGAATGGTTTGAATCAAGATTTTTGGGTATTGAGGTTGAAGATACCATTCAAAATGGGGTGAAACACACCCATGCGCAACGGTTCCATGAGTTCGTTGGAGTTGAAGATACCATTCAAAATGGGGTAAAAATGATCAAAAGCACCTTAATCAGTCAAGATTCTAATGTTGAAGATACCATTCAAAATGGGGTGAAAGAGACTATTGGAACACTACGACGAACTAAACTTGGGGTTGATGACATTATTAAAAACGGTGTTAAAGAAATCAACCACGTTGATGTTATGAAGTTTTTTGATAATAAAATGGAAAAGGCATTACAAAATGGTATTAAAGAAACCAAAAGTATGTGTGGAAAACGTGATGGTAGAGTTAACAACACAATTGAAAACGGGGTTAGACACGTTGAGGATGGTGATTGGTTAGATCAAGACGATAGAATTGAAGATATTATTCAAAATGGTGTTAAATCATAAAAAAATTATTATATTTGTAATATGGAAAAAGTTTTATACATAGTAAGAGGAATACCTGGAAGTGGTAAATCTACATTTGCTAAAACATTGGGTGGGCAACACTACGAAGCCGATATGTTCTTCATTGATGTGGACGGTAACTACCAATTTGATTCAACTAAAATCAAAGATGCTCACCAATGGTGCCAGAGCATTGTTAAAACTGATATGATTTTAGAATACCCAAAGATTATTGTGTCAAACACATCAACTCAAGAGTGGGAGATGGAACCATACTTTAAATTAGCAAAAGAGTATGGGTATGCTGTGTTCACGATTGTGGTTGAAAATGTTCACGGTGGAAAAAATATTCATAATGTTCCAGATGATAAAATAAAACAAATGAAAGAAAGATTTGTTATTAGGTTGTAGAAATTTATTTTTGTTATATTTATATAGTATAAACTATTAAAGTTGAAAACTATGAAAAAAATACACAACATTTGTGGTTATTGTAATCAAAATTATTACGGACAAGGTAAATTTTATTGTTCTCTTGAATGTCGAAATAATGCGTCTAAAGGTAAGTCACAAAAAAAAAGGAGTGAAGAGACAAAATTAAAATTAAGTTTATCACATAAAGGTAAAAAGTTAACAAAAGAAACAAAAGAAAAAATTGGGTTAGCATCAAAAAAAATATGGGAATCTGAAGAATATAAAAAAAAACAATATAATAGTAGGATTGGTAAAACCGTTAGTAAAGAAACTAGAAAAAAAATTTCAGACACTCAAAAAGGTATCCCAAGACCATATTTGATTGAATATAACAAAAACAGACCTAAAGTAAGTGGATGGAAACATACTGAAGAAAGTAAAAAAAAGATTAGCGAAGGTGTATCAGGAAGTAAAAATGGAATGTACGGTAAACTACCAAAATTTAATAAACCAACTGAATATATCAATGGGGATTTAAAGATATTTATGAGGTCAACTTGGGAGTTTAAATTTGCTCATTGGTTGGATAAAAATAAAAAAAAGTGGGAATATGAAAAACACACATTTAAATTATCAAGCGGATATACCTATACACCTGATTTTTTATGTGAAGGTATTTTTTACGAAG